GTGCCCAAAACTTTCTCACGCATCCTGAGCTCAGCCATAGCTGTGACCTGCCCGTGTGAGGCGGCGGCTTGCACCATGGCGGTGTCTAGCGCAAAGGCCCAGTCTGAATCCTGCCAGAGAACACAGTGAGGCATCTTGCACAGTGCGTTCCACCAGTCCCTGGTGCGATTCTCAATAGGAATCTCAATTGGCTCATCACCCTTTAGCACGGTGCGGCTCAATGGGAGCTCTGGGTGTTCCCCGTCATAGGGAACATTTGGAACCTCTGTCCAGTCATGGGTAGGTTTGTGCCTAGTGACCGTAGGTCTATCTGAGGGCTTTCTTCCTGCCATTGCCATTGTGTCTCCATTTCGGATTGCCTAGCTTTGCGCCAGGATGTCATCTAAGTCTATGTGTGCAAACGGCACTCTGTTGATTGCCTGTCCAGTCACTGTGAGGTAACGGCCATTTGGGTAAATCTCTACGCTCAAACCATTGCGGTTGAAACGGCGGCCTCTTTCCAGAGCCGCATAAGCCCAGATGTGGAGGCCAGTCCCACTGGGGCTCACCTCAATGTAGGTGTCAGGCAGAGAGTCAATCAGTGCCTGTGCCTCAGCGTTTGGCCTACCGTCAAAACAGTGGTCTAGGTCAATGCACACAATCCCGTCACCGTTTAGGACAAACCCCAAGCCGTCACCAACCGTTGCGGCTGAGGCGGTCTGATAGTCAGTCCAGGTGAGCGGGTTAGTAGAGCTGGCCGCATAGCCCTGAGCTGTGATGGGCACTTTGGTTCTGTGCCTTATCCAGCGGGGTTTCTGCCTGAGCTCTACTGGGATGTGGTGACCACGGTGAGATTTGACTCTGCACTTGGTCCCACAAAACTTTGGTTTGCGGCCTAGGTGGTGAGGCATCTCTGCCCCACACACCTGGCACTGCATCTGGTTACTCATCTATAACCTGAGCGTTTACAAAGTGAAATACGGATTCCCAGAAAGTTGATGAGGTGTCATCAGCCTCCCACATCTGAGAGAGAACTCCAGCACCGTGGCCATTGTCCCAGACTTTGCCCTCTGGCAACCAGGCCTCAAAGGTGTCTCCACCATTGGCCCATGAGTATTGTGCACCCTGTTGCTTTAGTAGCTTGATGACTTTTGCCTGTGTCATTTCATGTCCTTTCGCTTTTCAGCTATAGGACCATTATACCACATTCCGTTACATTGTCAAATCTGCGGTGTGTCTAAGTTTTTTTCAGGGCCTCTATAGGCCTGTGTTTACGGGGGTCAAACCTTGGCATTTTGCACAGAAACTTAACCACAGCACCTCTCCGCTCTTGGTGGGGGGTGGGGGAGGGGGTTGCCCCCCAGGGTTTATACACATTCATACACCAGCTACCTAGAGGGAGTGGGGGAGGGAGGGGAGACAGGGTGCAAATGTGTCCTGGCTGTTTGACACCCCCCTGGGGATTGCTACCTGGGGGGGTCTTGCTCTAAATCTATAGGTGGTTAGTTGCCTAACCTATGATTCCTGGGTGTCTCTCTCCAGGATGTCTCTCTGTGCGCTTCACTCTTTTTGCTTTTGCTTCGGCTTGAGTCTTGCGTTTGTGATGCCACTCGCATAACAGTTGCAGGTTGGACAGGTCATCCGTGCCCCCGTCAGCTAGGTTCAGGATGTGGTCTACATCTTTACCTGGGAACCCGCACCTAATGCTTACTGTCTGCCCGCCTATGGTTGGGTGGGGCTGTTCCTCATGGTGCTGACACTGGGCCAGGGCCCTCTCAATAACTATGCGCCTGAGGTTAGCCCAGCCTGGTGGGTCCTTGCGCCTATTACTACTTTCCCATGGCATCAGAACACCTTGACTTCCCCTTGGAACTCTTTTCCTTTTTCTAGCGGGATGCATACCACGCCAGGGTCAGAGTCACCTGAGCCGCCTGAGGTCCTATACCAGTCTGAACCTGAGTCCATGGTCTTAGCCTGAACCCAGTAGCGGCTGGTGTTGCGGTCTGTGTTGCCTAGCTCACGCACCTGGAGGCTGTGAAAATGTCCTGAGGTGTAGATGGTAGCCGCTGAGATTGCCTGGTTGCCAAACTGTTGCTTCATAATCCACCCTGGAACACCGTCAGGTCTTGCCGCTTGGTGGCCGTGAAACAGTCCTAGGCGGTGGAAGTTATCCCCAAACACATCATGGACTAGGGACTCATCATACTCTTGTGGCTCATAGAACTGGATTGGGAGACCTACCTCTTGTGAGAGGCGGGCCAAGGTTCTACCTACATGCACACCCCAGTCATCCAGGCCTGTGCCTACTTTTTGTTTGTTTACACGCCACTGGCAGTGGTTTGAACCTACTGTCAGGTAAGCAATGTCATCACAGTGCGCTGATAGGGCTTTGAGTGTGTCCCAAATTATTGTGGTGCTCATGTCAACCTGTTGCATGATGCTGAGGTCATTGGTTCTGAGCTGGTGCATGTCTGCGGCGTTAGAGAATCCCTCAATGAGGTCCCCTACATCTGCAAACACTATCTTGCTGGGTTTGTCAGCTTTCACCTGGGCAATGATTCTGTCCCTGGTGGCGTTGACACGCTCCAATAATTCTTTTGTGCCTCCCCTGGAAGCTACCTTGCCCACCTGGAGGTCTGACCATAGGATGACCAGGGCCTTATCAGCGTTTGTTTTTGCTGGCGGCTTGGGTGCCTTGGTCTTTTTAGCTTCCCTGTAGAGCAGGGGTAGGTCAATTTGTGTCTCTGCATCTATGACCTTGAATACCAGTTTGTAAGCTGTGCGCCATGAGCCGTCATAAACCTGCCAGCGGCTGATTCTAGGCGGTGAGACTAGCTCAATGTTGTTTGGGTCTAGCCCTGCATCAATGAGCCACTCATCATAGCCCTGACCCTCTTTGAGTCCTGGTGTGGTTGCCTCACCTGTAGCCCCGTCAATAACAACTGAGGGTGCTCCAAAGGGGCTATTCTCTAACGGCTTAGCCGTGTTCAGGTTCTCTAACATTAGGCCCTCCCACAGGCACATAGCTTTTTGCGGTGTCTACTGATAGTAGTGTCTGCCAGTGACACGCTACGCTCCCTGAGGGCGTTGGCTAGTGTCTTAGCTGGCCAGCTCTGTTCGTCTGCTATGGCCTGGGTTAGGATTTCTGAATCTGCCTGGTCTAGGTCTGCTAGGACCTGACTCACACGGCAGTAATAAGCCCTGTTTGGTGGTGGTTTCAATCCCTCTAACATTGTATCATTCCCCCTGTGCAACTTTTGAAAGGTTTTTGCGTGGTCTGCCAATCTTGGCACTCATCTCAGCCTCAGCTTTGAATAGGTCATCTGAATCAATGTAGCGGCTGGTCATTGGTAGGACCCCCCACTCAATCCAGTGATAGATGGTGCGGCGTGAGCGATTGGCCAGGTAAGCGGCTTCATTCACGGTTAGTGCCTTTTTCATCTCATGTCCTCTTTCTTATCATTGCTGTAAAAGCCTGAGCCCTTGAAGTTGATGGCCCCAAAGCTATAGACCCTCTGCATGGGCTTTAGGCAGTTCCCGCACTGTGGTGTCTGTGTCTGAATCTCTGTAAGGCTGTTGGTCACGCTCACTGTGTTGTCACAGCACTTAAACTCATAGGTGGGCATCTCTCTCCCTCTCTGCCAGGTTGGCGTAGAACTCTATTTTTTCTGGCGGGATGGTAAACCCGCAATTCTGACAGCTCACCTCCAGGTTGTCCCCGTAGTGCACTGGTGGCTGATAGATGGTCCTCTGGTTGCACTGAGGGCATGGCAGTAGCGTTGCCCTGGGCAGTTCCTCCAGCGGGTAGCGGTAGAGCCCCAGGCGGGTGAGCTTCACCAAGGGCATCAGGTAGATGACCTCTTTGCGGTTGACTATCTCATCCAGTTTCTGGTGTAGCTCTTGGCACTTATCAAAGGCGTGGCCGTATAGAACAAAGTGATTCCAGCTCACTGGGATGTATTGGCCTGTTAGGGCTTGCCACATGTCCTCTGCTATCTGCCAGGCATCTAGGTTGAAAGGTGCTGGTGGTTCCTTTTTCTGCGGCTTGGCTCCATCAATCTCAATTGGTGAGCGCATCACATACACCTCTCTAAGGTGCTGTAAGGCCCCTGGAGCCTTTTGGAGGGCCCATCTGAGGTTACTGTAGCAATTGGCACACAGGAAGCCGTTAGAGGCCTCCACAGGCTCTCCCTGCATGGTGCAACCAGTTGAACAGACCCGCATTAGATGTGGTCTGCCTTTGCCTGGCTGATGATTTGGTGCAAGCGCTCCATCCTGAATCCTGACCAGTGCTGGTCCCCTGCCTCAACAACTGGGGCCTGACTGTAGCCAAGTGACTTGATTCTCTCCATGGACTCTGGTGACTGGCTAAGGTCTATTTCCTCAAACGCCACACCCTCCCTGGTGAGCATCCTCTTGGTGCTATCGCACTGGACACACGCTGGCAAGCTGTAAACGGTGATTTTCATTGGGTTCCCTCTAATCTGTTGATTTCATCATTGATGTAAAATCTGGCTTTTTGTAGGTCTTGAATCCCGTCACCCTTGAGCCCTGCCCGCCAAATGTATTTCATGGCGTTGCCTAGGTTAAAGTTCATGTGCCTAGTCACCTCTATGGCTTCAATGCCACTGGGGTGGCTTGTGTAGTGCGGCGGGTGATTCACCAGGTCACTCATCCCCAGGTTCCTCAGGGTCATTTAGGTAGTCCATCAAGTCACTGACATACACATACTCACCAATGTGATTTGAGCAACTGATTTTCTTGATGATTTTTTCTAGGCGGTCACGCTCGGCATTTTTGCCATCTAAATAATGCTCAACCTGTGATTTTTGAAGTTTTCTAAATGCATTTTTACTGAGGTTGTATTTTTCTTCATCCACCTCAATTGAGTATTTAGTGACCGTCTCAGGCTCTGTCACTTCAATTGTCAAACCTATGCTGTTATAGGCTTTTTCTTGGTTGTTTTCATTTGTGTGTGCGTTCATGTTCAGTCCTTTATCATTTCGTAAAGTAGCCCTAGCTTGACCATGACAGCGGCATGCTCTCTGGTGTGCTCTGAGCCGTTTTTGTGGGCTATGTTGCTGGTGGTTTGAATCTCACTGAGGATGATTCTGAGGACCCGCTCACGCTCTGCATCTTTGCCTCTACGGCATCCGTCAATGTAGTGCTCTGCGGCCACATCCATTGAGACTTGATTATTTGATTGCATCTTTGACTACCTCCATACAGCGGTCATACCCAATCAACTGGGTCTTGGTCAGGCCAGTTTCCTTGGCTCTGGTTCTCTTGTATTCCAAATCAACCCTTAGGTGACTTGCCTGGCGGCGTTTGCCCTCATTGATTCCCATGATGAAAGCCTCATCCAGCTCACGCTCAAAAAAACGCTCTGTTATACGGTGTCTCATTTCAGTCCAGTTCATTTGTTTTCCTTTGTCTTTCAATGAGCCAGGCAACCAGCTCATCAATTGTCCTGAGGTGCTCTTTTGACACCATCAGGAAGTTGTCCTCAAATTTGCGGAGGCTGTCAAAACGCCTCTCAATCTTCCACTCACGCTCTGTTGAAACTGGAACAGCAATCATGGCTCCAGTGATTTTGCTCACTAGGATGACAGCCACGGGCTTTTCCTCTTTTTGCTTCCAGCCGCTTGCTGTGTCAACAATTGCTGTCTGCCATGGCCAGTCACTAGGTGATGTGAACTCTGTCCTAAGTGACTTGACTTCCAGGTTTCCACTCATGCTGTTGAATGTGATGTCTTTGTCTGTCTTGGTAAACACTTCAATTTCAGCCTGTGTCTTTGCATAGCTGATTGGGGTGCATGTGCAATCTAGTCCCTGGGCATTTAGGTAATCTGCTACCTTTTGGGCCCATGAGTGACCGTCTTGAAGCTCCCCATGAAAGTCTTTAGTGGTCCAAGTCAAGATTCAAACCGTTTCTGCTCTGCCCAGCTACGGCCCTCATCTCCACCCCAGAGGTCCCATGCAACTCTCCACGGGGATGGCTTGCCCTCTTTGATGTCCCACTTGGTGGAGCGGTAGTTTGAATGGCGGGCAAAGAATGAGCGCATCCTCTGGATGGTGTCATCACTGATGTTTGTGCCCTTGGCTAGTTGGTTAGCTCTGGCTAGACCTGCCCTGGTGAGTCCATCCCCACCAAAGCCAGCATCAACCCAGGCTAGTCCTCTTTTTGCGGCGGCTTGTGCGCCTTTTGGTGCTCTTGGCATTTTCTGTCCTTTCTAAAATGCAATGTAGGTGAACCAGAACTCTGTGAACACTGGCCAGACAGCGGCCAGGATTACACGGTGCGGTTCATAGATGGCGATTAGTGCACCCAGGGTGGCCACCACGGCCAGCCCTAGGATTCTGCGTGTGGTGTAGGTCATTTCTATGCCTCCAAACTTGCTAGGTAGGAACCCTCAGCCTTTAGGTCCAAAACACGGCACTCAAACACACCCTCAAACTCAGGCTCTAGTAGGTGGTTGCAGTCATCATCAAACAGGTCAGCCTCCATGTGGTCAAAGTAAACCAATGGTGCACTTGATGGAAGCTTGTAGCTTGCCTCCCAGTCAACAGCCCTGCTAATGCTCCAGATTCCCAGGTTGCCATTGTGGCGGGCTAGGTGGTAGCCCTCAAATGTGCGGATGACTTCTAGCTCTGTTGCGTTTACTGTGGTGTTCATTTTTAGTCCTTTCAGTGAGGCCGCCTTGACCTCATGTAATGAGTCTACTGTCATTGTGCAAGATTATGCAAGTTTATTTTTATTCGGCGTGTCGGATTAGTCTCCAACTGCCCTTGACCAGGCATCACCCTCTGGTGTTTTGTCTATAGCGTGAACTGGGTTGAGCCCAAGTTCTTTTGCGTATTGCCACAGTTTTGTGGCCACGCCTTTGCGCCTGAATTGGCCTGAGACTTCAATGTGCCCAATGAGCCTCCCCTCCAGGCCTGGTCTGTAGTCAGCCAGCTGTAAGTAGCCAATAATGCCCTGGGGCGTGGTGGCGAAAATGGTGTCATGCCCTAGAGGGCCTTTGTCTAGTTTCATTTGAATGTCCATACATGGACCGTAGCATGTCACTTCAAAGTGTGCAAGTTTATTCTGTGTGTCATTCCAGATGCCAGGGAATCTCAATCTCTTTGACCGTGAAGTAGACACCCATTTCCTCTGGAGTGCCGTAGACCTTTTGGGCATGCCAGGTGACAATCAAAGCATCATCCTGGATGAGCGGCTGGTCATTGCAATAGCGGTCTAGGCTGACAGAATCTCCCAGGGCCCTGCATAATTTGTCCAAATCGGGCATCACAGATGGCCAAGCTCTCTTGACCGTCTTAGGCCTTGGCATCACAAAGGTGGCCGTGACCTCAACTGGGTTTGTGAATGAGGTGGTGTCCCCTGTTTTTTCCATGTTAGCAATTACGGCCTTACCGATTGCCTGGCGAAATGGCTCCAGCTTTTTGCTGGCCTCAATGAACCTGCCACCACTGGCACGGTTGCCACCCACATAACGCTTAGAGCCCTGGGGGGCTGGCTCAACACCAACCACCCAGAGCTCAACTGGTGATTTAGTCACCATGCTTGGTTAGCCTTACTGCCTGGAGGATTGCGGCCAGGAACATCCATGCGGTCAGGATGTAACCAGGTATTTTCAACCAGGGAGTTGATGCATCAGCGCTGAGTAAACCAAGGAAAACTCCAACCACCAATGCATAGATTATTGCGGTCATCAGAAAGGCATGTCCTCTTGGACCTTTTCAACCTGTGGCTGGTTGACATTGACCTGAGCGTAACGGACCAAGCCGTTGTCTCCCTCAAACTCATCAACTCTCACTGACAGGTTGCCTGTGACATTGATGGTGTCACCTACCTGGTAGCCAGTTGGGTCAGCCCACACTGTGAACTTTTCCTTGCCTGGCTCTCCATCCTTTCGGGTGAATGTGGTTGACACTGCCAGTCCTTTGTCTGAGATTAGGCGGTCAACTGTTGCGTTGCTAATTTGTATCTTTGCCATTGCGGCCTCTTTTCTGTCTTTTGCTTACATGCCAGCCGTTGCGGCTGACTCATCAATCCTAGCGCAACCACCGTTGAACACTAGGTCTATCTCACCAGTGATTCCGTGGCGGTTCTTTGCCACATCAATGGTGAATCCTGTCATCTCAAAGTCCCTGTCATTAGGCCTCTTGTGCCTGGACAGCAACATCACCACATCAGCATCCTGCTCAATGGCTCCAGAGTCCCTGAGGTCACTGAGCTGTGGCATTTTGTCTGTGCGCTGTTCGCTCTGTCTGTTGAGCTGAGCCAGGGCAATCACTGGGACCTCAAAATCCCTAGCCATAGTCTTGAGCGCCACAGAAAACTCACTGATGGCCTCATAGCGTTTGCGGCCTGGGATGATGTCCCTAATCAGACCAATGTAGTCAACCACTATGGCCCTCAGTCCACCGTTCTGTTGCAAGGTCCTGGCGTGAGCTCTGATGTCATTGATGGTCTGGCCACCTTTGTCAATGATGGCTAGGTTGGACTGTGACAGCTCATCCTTTGCTCTTGCCAGCGCTTTCCAGTCATAATCCGTGAGCTTGCCTTTCTCAAGGTTGCCCAGATACACGCTGGAGGTGAGCGCATACAGGCGGTTCAACAGCTCAGCTTTGCTCATCTCTAGGCTGTGGAATGACACTGGACCTTGCTTGCTAAGGTGGTAAGCGGTCTGGAGTCCCACCACGGTCTTTCCAACACCTGGCCTAGCTCCAATCACATACATGGCTCCAGGGCGAAATCCGTTGATGGCCTGGTTTAGGTCTTTCCACGGTCCTGGGAGGTAATGCTTTGGGGCACTGAGTGTGTCCAAGTGGTTGAGTGCCAGGTGGCTGATGTATTCAATTGAGCCCTCTGAGCGCCTCTCTGCTAGAGCTCCCAGCTCTGACCTAGCGGTGTCAATGAGGATGTCCAAGTCATCTGTCTCTGACTGCCCTACTAGCCTCTGAGCGGTGTGGTTGAGTGTGCGCCTGATGGCTCTGTCTCTGACCATCTGAGCGTAGTAGCTAACATTGTCAGCGGTTGGGGTTTCGCTCTGCCACTCCCAGACATCCATAGCGTGACCAGGTAGCTTTGCGGCCACGGTAATGGGGTCAATGGGCTCATCACTTTGCTTCATGTCCCTCAGGGTCTGGTAAGCCCTGCCTAGTTTTAGGTCATTGAAGTCATCTGGTGCAAGTGTTAGTTCATCTAGTGCGTTGCCCTGGCTGAGCAGGATGCTCCCCAGGATTGCTTTTTCTGGATTCATGTTTTCTAGTCCTCTGCCTTGATTTTGTTGCGTGTCCTTGTAACCTCTGGCTTTTGCCATTCTGCGGCCCGTCTCACCCAGTTACGGTAAGCGGCATCCCAGTCTTTTTTCATTGCGTTCTTTGTGGCGGCTTGCCAGTAGTCCACAAACTTGTGCGTTTCCAACTTTAGGTCTACCCAGGGGAAATGTTCAGCCATGACTCCCAGCGTGTCCTCAGATGGTTTCCAATCCTTTGAGAGGCGGGTAGCACCAACGGTGCTCTCTTTCTTTTCTTTAGTATTCTTAACTTTAGTATTCTTAGGGTGCGGATTATCCGTCAACGGTTTATCCGTCAACGGTAAACCCGTCAACGGTGATTTTGTGGTCCAGGTTGACTCAGAGAACTTGCCCTCTAGCCTGTTCTGGCCCCGTTCTAAATAGCCCAAAGTCTCTAGCTCAATCACTGCGGCCTTGAGTGAATCACGGCCCTCCATGTTCTGGGTGATGAGTGACTTGATGCTTACAGACCAACCTGGTGTGTGGCTCATCAACAGAGCCAATAGGCCCCTGGCTTTTAGGCTCAGGCGGCCATCCCTCAGCCAGTCATTTGGAATCTGAGTGAACTGCCCATCAAAAGAATGGGTCCCTCTAATTAGCGGCATTTTTTGTCCTTATTTGTTTGGTTCTGGGGTTATACTATACACACAGACATTGAGTCCCAGTCTCCCTGTCTGATTGATGACCGTTTCTAGTCCTTTCGGTTATGGAGTCCCCTCAGGCATTGCGCTTGGGGGGATTTCCTTTTTGCCAAAGTTGTCATCCAGTAAATACCAGACTCCATCAAAGGCATCAAAGACTGGGGTGGTCAGAGATTCCTGACCTGCCCTAAGTTTCCAGCCATACTTCTCAGCGGCCATAGCCGCCCCGCTGTGGCTCTCAAATAGTCCGTTGGACTGACTACACACCACCACAATGTTTGAGGCGTTGTTGAGGCGTTTAGAGCCTCCCATGCCACGGTTACGGCGGTGCTGTGGGACCAGGGTGTCATCCTCCAGCCCGCAATGGTAGCAATGTCTGTCCCTGGCTAGGAATTTGTCAAACTCTTTCTTAGTCACAGTCAGGGCTATCTTCACAGATGCACAGCTCACAGTTGCCATCACAGACAAAGCAAGCGCTGTTGTCCTGAATGTCCATCATGCTAAGCACCAACAGAGCCTCATAGATTCTCCGCTCATTGCGGCGGCGTAACCATCCTCTATACCAATTCATCTTGTGGTCCTCCACTCCATTTCCACCAGCTTGCCAGCGGCCATCACGGCCATCATTGACTCACTAAGGTGCTTGATTTTTGACTTGATTCTGTTGAGCTCCACTTTGGCCAGGTCAGCTTCAAACCTTGCCTCAGAACTCTTGAGCTTTGCTACTGCCTGGCGGTCCACTACGGTCCCCTGGGCCTTGAGTAGCTCTGTGGCTTCTATCTTTTCAGCCTCAGATGCCAGCTCTAAATACTTGACCTCAGCCTGTGCAAGTAGCTCAATGCCCTTTTCACTCTGACTGCGGATTCTCTCCAGTTCCTTGATTATCTGGCCTGGTGTCTCCATTGATTGCCTTTCTGAGCAAGCCGCCCAAACGCCTTAGTTCCATGTATTCCGCAAGACCCTCATCTGTGCGGTCCATGTCATAAAGCATTTGGACCAGCTCCCTCTTTTCCACTATTGCGGCGGTGAGGATTCGCTTACTCAGTAAATCCATCAGCCAGTGCGGTAATTGAGGCCAGGGTTTCTTTGGAGGCGTTACTCTGGCGGGCTTCATTGTAGATGTTTCTAAGGTCATCTACGCTGTTGGCCTTAGCGGCCTCAGTCACAAAATCCCTCATCTCTACAGTGCGGTTTCTTACTTCCTCTGAGCTTGCAATCCCCTTGCGGGCATCCACGGCTAGGGAGGCCATCATGGCCCTGCCCCAGGCGGCGGTCTCAGCGTTCTGGACCTCTGAGTCCTTGGTGAACCTAGTTGGCCCAGGCACGGGCTCCCAGGCTGTTCCAATGCCAGGGTTCTCATCCTCTGGTGAGCGGTAAGCGGCGGCTGTGTAAACCACCCAATCCTTGCCACCAAAGTCTTTTAGGAACTCTAGGCTGACCTGGGTGAGAGAGCCGTGTGGAAATTTCTCTCTGAACTCAACAATCCTGGAGGCTACATCAATGTAGTCCAGCGGTCCCTTGAACTCTTTAGACATCAGCCAACCTCACTTCAACATTGTCATCCATTGTCAGCCAGAGGTCAATGCCTCCAACCAGGATGGCGATTCTGTCCTGGTAGATGTAGTCCTGGCGAACTCCCAGCACCTGGCCAACCAGGTAGGTGTTCTCTGGGTCACGCTGGATTGTCAAATCCACAATGTCCCCAATCTTTAGTTCTGCGGCGTTCATTGTTGTCCTTTCTTGGTTACTAGAAACGGCACTCCAGACCCTCTGGATTGCCTACTAAACACATGCTGGCCGTCAACCAGTCCACGCTTAGCATTTCCCAT